GTGATGATAGTAAAAATGGGGGTATATATTCATACACTGCCACCATGGGGATACCTATTTTTTGTGTCAATTTGTTGACAAGTCATTTATTTGACAGTCAACTGACTGATAATCAGTTAACTTTATGCATGAAACCCCTTATTTTACTGGCTTATATGCGTTTTCAAATATCTGACAGCATAAAATAATGTTTTTTTGGGGGTCGAAGTGATAGTGGCATGATATTTGCTAGGGGCATGCATGCGCCATGTGGGGGTGTACAGTACGTATGTACACAGAAATACACAGATTAGGTATTTTGAGTGTTAACCACAAGAGTAACTGAAAACTATTTGCATGTTAGCAGCAAGAATTATCTTGACAGGGGTTGACAAGTATGGTATAATTATACATAACTAGGTTCACTTAAAGTGATACATTAAAATGTTTATTAATTAAGATTGTTAATAACACTTAAATGTACACTTAAATGGTTTTTCTATAAAAATAATTTAAGAAAGTTCTTGACTTTGAGTAAAAAATCAGTAAAACTATACACTGATGATGTACTTACATCTTTTTATGATGCTATCCGTACTAATTCTGTAGAGCGTTTGCACATTCCGCATAGCGATGTGTTCTATGTTCGTGCTGCTGTCGAA